ACACGATTTCTATTAATCCCGGTGAAACAATTAAGATTCATACAGGAATTGCAATGGAGATTCCAGCAGGATATTTTGGCGGAGAATATGCAAGATCTGGATTAGCCACAAAAGAAGGACTAAGGCCGGCAAATTGTGTTGGAATTATTGACTCGGATTATCGAGGAGAGATTATTGTTCCGCTCCACAATGACTCTAAAGAGAAGAAATTGATATCCTATGGGGAGAGAGTCGCACAGCTTATTATTCAGCCATATTTAATCTCTTCACTTGAGGAAACAAATGATATTTCTGATACAGATCGTGGTAATGGTGGATTTGGTTCAACTGGGAGCTTTTGATTGAATTGAATGTGGTTTTAATCATAGTCGCTTTAATAGCACTAAATATTTTAATTGATATTCTTTTTGTCGTATTGGTCGCACATAGTGCTTATGCAAAGCCGCACTGTGAAGACTGCGATGGAGATTGCGCACATTGTAAATTCTATGAAGGAGAATAATTATGACAGTAAGAGAAACAGTTTTAGTTGATGCAAGATATGCTGTTTGTGGTGATCGAGACAAACAGTACGGAAGCCCTGAAAATAGCTTTGAAAGAATTGCTCGACTGTGGTCCGCTTACCTTAATAGGCCCTTATTGACCAGCGATGTCGCAAACATGATGATTCTTTTTAAAGTTGGACGCAACATAACTGGCGAAGCAAAGCTTGATAATTGGGTTGATATTGCCGGTTATGCCGCGTGCGGTGCTGACTGTCAATTCTCAAATCTGTCATTGGAACAGGAGCAGGCAGAAGACGACACAAGATTGAAAATGAAAGTATAAGAATTAAATGAAGTTATTTAAGCCTCTGAGTTCTTGATGAATTCAGAGGTTTTCTTTTTTCTTAAGAGAGGAGGGATAAAGAGCACTATATGATCGAATTATATCCTGAACAAAAAGACGCAATTCGAAAAATGCACAATGGTTGCATCCTAAATGGTGCTGTTGGAACTGGTAAGTCGAGAACAGCACTTGCATATGCGATTCAAAAGGAAAAAGGAAAAGATATTTACATCATTACCACTGCAAAGAAAAGAGATTCAAAAGAATGGGAAACAGAAGCAAAACCGTTTCGATTTAAAACTGTTGTAATTGATTCTTGGAACAATATTAAAAAGTATCAGAATGTCTATGGAAGCTTTTTTATATTCGATGAGCAACGGGTTGTAGGCAGTGGAGCATGGGTAAAATCGTTCTTAAAGATTACAAAGAAAAACCATTGGATTCTCCTTTCTGCAACGCCCGGAGATACTTGGAAAGATTATATTCCTGTCTTTATTGCAAATGGTTTTTATAAGAATCGTACAGAGTTCAATATGAAGCATGTGATCTATAAACCCTATATGAACTTTCCAGTTATAGATCGATATGTTGATGAATATGAACTTATATCTCAACGCAATCAAGTCTTAGTTCACATGCGAGCCAATCGAAAGATTAAGAAAGAAAAGAAAAAGATTACTTGCATGTATGACAGAGGCAAATACAAAAAGATATTTAGAGATCGTTGGGATGTATTTGAGAATAAACCAATCGAAGAAACTGGCAAACTTTGTTATCTCTTGAGAAGAGTAGTTAATGAAGATGAGGATAGAATTAACGCTTTGAAAGTCCTTCTTTGCGATCATCCAAAAGTAATTATATTTTACAACTATACTCCAGAATTAAATATTCTAAGGCAAGTTGCAAAAGAAATGAAATTTGATATTGGTGAATGGAATGGAGAAGTTCATAGTGAAGTGCCGACTTCAAAGAAATGGGTATATCTCTGTCAGTACACAGCAGCTTCAGAAGGTTGGAACTGCATTACAACAGACACAATTATATTCTATTCGCTCAGCTACTCTTACAAAGCTATAACGCAAGCAGAAGGGCGAATCGATAGAACAAATTCTCCATTTGATATTCTTTATTACTACTATTTGCAATCTACAGCTCCCATAGATCTTGCCATTGCAAGAGCATTACATGAAAAAAGAGACTTTAATGAAAGGAGTTTTCTTGGCTTATGAATTGTTTAAAACTAATCGAAGAACATCCTGGATATTGTGTTTCAGCTACTGGCCAAGTTTTTGCAATGAAACTGATTGATGGAACACAATACAAAATTATAGAGCTTCAACAAGATTATTCGAACGGCCATGCAAGAGTCAAACTAAATTATATTCATGAGGACGTTGGTCGATTAGTTGCCAAAGCTTTTATTAAAAACAATAGTTCATATTATAATCGCGTTTTTCATATCGATCGAAACCCTTGTAATAATGCCGTAGAGAATCTTTGTTGGATGACGGATTCAGAAGTAAAAATAGCTTCACAATGGACAAGAGAATATTGCTTAGCTCATTTACCACAGGATCTTGATATTTTAAGAGCTAATCAATTTGTCCCCATCTGAACGTGTTAAATTCATACCCTTTAATAGAGAGAGAAGGGAAATATTTCCTTCTCTTTTTTATTTTGGAAAGGAACGGTTTTGAGTAAATTAGAGAGTCAGTTTCAAGCTAAACTAATCAGGCGTCTCAAGAAAGAGTTTCCAGGATGTGTTATTGAGAAACAAGATCCAAAATACATTCAAGGAATACCAGATCTTGTGATATTTTACAAAAACCATTACGCCATGCTGGAATGCAAAGAGAGCCAATCCGCAAATCATAGACCAAATCAAGATTATTATATTCAAAAGTTTAATGAGTGGTCTTATGCAGCCTTTGTGTATCCAGAAAACGAAGATATTGTCATAGCAGAATTGAGGGAGGTTTTGATTTGAAAAATTTTCATTTTAATAATCATCCCGAAATTAAAGAGGGACAGCATGCAATATTTGCACCTTCTCAAAAACTTCTTTCTAGAAGCGAGCTAACGCCAGAACAGTTGGACAATATTATTCGTTCAAAGTATGCAGCACAGATCGGCACCATCATTCATGCTGAAGCGGCAAGAATGATATTGCAGAAAAAATCTGTTACAAAAACAAAGGTAGCAGATCGTATCTATGATGCGTTATGGCAAGCAAACATTCCAGATAAGTTAAATACACCTGAATTATATTTGGATACAGTCGTACCTTACATTAAAGATGCAATTGGGTTTGATATGTTACCAGAGCAACCGATTGTTTATAACTATCCAATCGCTTTTGGAACAGCAGATTGTATTCGGTATAATCCAGTAAAACATGAACTTCGGATTCATGATTTAAAGACAGGAAAAATGGCAGCATCACTTGATCAGTTGGTCGAGTATGCTGCTTATTTCTTTTTGGAGTATCACATTAATCCAAAAGATGTTTCTGTTATATTGTGCATCTATCAGAATGGTGAAATCTTAACTGGTCTTCCAAAAGCACCAGATATTTTACCGGTTATGTCAAGAGCTGTAGAGCTTACAAAGTATGTCAAGAATAACTATATGGAGGTATAAGTATGCTTAACGTCGATTTATATTCTCAGATTATTCTAGATGCTCTTGAGCATACTGGTGTAGCACACGATGAGAATCCTCCGGGAAGAGGTTCTGGCAGATATCCCTTTGGAAGTGGAAATAGGCAACATCAGCATGATTGGGATTTGATATCCAGAATTAATAAACTCAAAGAAGCAAATCCTGACGCTTCAGAAGCACAGATCGCTGCAATGCTTGGATATTATCAGTACGATAATAGTGGAAAAGTTATTACAGATCCGGAAACTGGTGCTCCAAAAGGCTCTACTTCTAAACTGCGTGCGCAGAAGCAAATTGCAGTTAACAATAAAAAGAAAGATGAGTATGCAGAATGCCTTTGGTACACCATGCACACAAATCCTGCAACTGGAAAGCCATATAATCCAAGTGAAATTGGTAGAATCATTGGCAAGAATGAATCGTCTGTTCGTTCTATTTTAGCTACAGGCCAGAATGGTAATCCAAACAAAGTTACTGACGTTGCAAATAAGCTGCGTAAAGCATCGGAAGAAAAAGGTTACATTGATATTGGTAAAGGTACTGAACTTTCTTTGAACATTTCTCCCGACGGCTTGAAAACTGCAGTTGAGATGCTGAAAGCAGAAGGATATACAACACAGGAAGCTCGTTTAAAACAGGTTGGTTCAAACGGGGCAAACGAAACAATATTCAAAGTTCTGTGCCCTCCTGGATCTGAGAACAAGCCCCCAATTTATCGTCATATGGATGATATTAAGTTGGTTGATGATCCAGATGGAATCGAGTCAGTACTTACTAAGAAAGGTTTAGGAGATCCTCCGAAGATTGATCCTAAGCGAATCAAAATTATATATGACGAACAGGGCGGCACACAGCGTGATGGTCTGATTCAGATCCGGGCAACCAGAGATGAGAATGGAAATCTTGTTTCTGCTAGTCCGGATCTTTCTTTAGGCAATGCTAAGTATGCTCAGGTACGAATCGCAGTCGATGGTGGAAAGGAATGCATCACAAAAGATAATCCTTTAGGTATTAAATACATTAAAGGAATGGCTGTTTATGATGAGAATCTTTCTGAAGGAACCGATATATGTGTTAACTCAAACAAGTCTGAAAAAGATGGAATGAAGAAAGCACTAAAAGATATTCAGATGAATAAAGATGGAACCATCGCGTCGAATATGTTTGGTGCTTCTGTCGTTCAAACAGAGTATACAGATCCAAAAACGGGAGAAAGAAAGCGCTCGGCAATTAATATTGTTGGCTCTTCTGCTCCAAATGCCAATGATGCCCATAAAGAAGGTGCATGGAATGCTTGGAGTAAAAACTTACCGGCACAGTTCCTTGCAAAACAGTCATTACCACTTGTCCAAAAGCAGTTGAAGCTGGCAATTGCAGCAAAGGAAGACGAGTACAACGATATTCTTAGCTACAACAACCCAGTCGTTAGAAAGAAACTGCTTGAGAAGTTTGGTGATGAATGTAATGGCGCAGCATGTGACTTAAAAGCAGCACCAATTGCTGGCCAAGGTACGAAAGTATTGCTTCCTGTTCCGTCTTTAAAGGACACAGAATGCTATTGTCCGTCACTTCCGAATGGCACAACTGTAGCTTTAGTTCGATTCCCTCATTCAGGTCCATTTGAGATACCAATTCGTACTGTGAATAACAACAATAAAGAAGCTAATTCGTTTATGAAGAATGCTCCTGATGCTATTGGTATTACAAAGGCAACCGCAGACAAACTTTCCGGAGCTGACTTCGATGGTGATACAGCAATTGTTATCCCTATGACAAGAAAGAACTCGAAAGGTGAGTTTGATAAGGTTGTCTCTATTAAGTCTACACCGTCACTTCCTGGTCTTGAAGGCTTCGATCCTACTGCTGAATATGGTATTAAGAATCCACGATTCTCTAAGATGGTAGATGCTAATGGTAAACCTACATACAAGTATTTCAAATCCGATAAAGAAAAGGGCATTAAAATGGGTGAGGTTACCAATCTGATCACCGACATGTATGCTAAGGGTTGCAGTGATGAGATGGAGCTGAGTAGAGCGGTTCGATATTCTATGGTTGTTATTGACGCCAAGAAACATGAACTTAACTACAAGGCAGCTGCGGAAGACTATGGTATTGCTGAATTAAAGCAGAAGTACCAGTCAAATCCAGATGGTTCTCATGGTGCATCTTCCTTACTTTCAAGAGCAAAGCACCCCGTTGAAGTTGATGCTAGGTCTATGCGTTCAAAGATTGATCCTATTACAGGTGAACGTATATTCCTCGCACCCAGTCAGACCATGGAAGCGGATCGAAAGAAAGTACGAGTGCCTGCACCTGAAGGCTATCAGTGGTATGACAAGAATGGTAAGCCACACAAGTCCACTTGGATGAAGGATAAGGACGGTAAGGATGTCACGAAGACATATGACGGGTCCATTAAGAAAGACACCCAGGGTCATTATTACTATGATCCCGGTAGTGGGAAAGAAGTACGGGAGACCGTAGGGTATAAGAAGCGGACCCAGAAAGATTACGAGATGAATACCGTCAAAGATGCACGTGAACTCATGAGTCAGAACCCCTCTGAAATAGAGCAGACCTATGCCGCTTATGCTAACCATATGAAGGCTCTTGGTAATCAGGCCCGTCTCGATTCTTTACGTACACCTGATTTGAAATACAGTCCTGAAGCGCACAAAGAATATGCAGAAGAAGTAAAGTCTTTGGATGCAAAACTCATTAAGGCTAAGGCTAACGCACCTAGAGAGCGACAAGCACAGATCCTCGCTACCTCTATTGTTAATGGTGAGTTTAATAGACGTACAGATCTAGACTCTGATGAGAAGAGAAAGATTAAAGGTCAGGCTATTAAAGATGCTCGCGCTCGTTGTGGTGCACAGAAAGATCGTGTTAAGTTCACAGAAAAGGAATGGGAAGCAATTAATAAAGGAGCAATTTCTAAATCTAAACTAGAAGATTTGTTAGACAATGCAGACATGGACAATGTAATGTCTCTTGCGTTACCTAAGACTTCTAAGATTAGTGATGCTAAGAGAAGTCGTGTTATTGCATTGGCTAAATCTGGTTACACTTATGAACAAATTGCTTCGCTTGTTGATGGCGTTTCTGTTTCTTCAATTGGAAGCATTGTTAGTGCAGCTTAAAGCTTTTACTTAAAAATTCATTTGTCTATTCAAAAGTCTTTGAGCAAACAAAAGAAAAGCTTATTAACAATTCATTACAAGTTCTTATTCGAGAAAGGATTACAAAGTCTGATATGAAAGAGATTTGGGCTACAACAGAAGACAATCCATTTGATCCTTTCACGCAATGGGATCGATGGGTTAACTATGACTATCAGATGGGCTACAATACCTGTGGTAAGCTGGCTAGAATGGCGGCATGCTCTGACAATCTTACAGATGTAGAGAACGACAGTCGTATCGACCATGCTATCAATGATCTATGTGAGAATGGATTCGTAGTCCTCCCTGATGGTTCTGGTGTGTCTCATTATTGTTTGGCGGTTAAAGGTAAAACTGTTGCTTGGTAATGTTAGCTATAAGCATATACATGGCATATGGTATGGAGGCAATGTGTGTTGTGCTTGTAAAATGAAAAGCAAAGTTTGAATAATTATTTAATTAAAAATATTTTTTAAGAAAAAATTAA